TACGGCATGGTAGCCAACCCATTCGCAACATCTTCAGCCGACGGTGCTATCGGTGCTCCAAACACCAAGGGTTACAACACCTACTATCGTTTCGTCAAGATCACAAACTTGATGTAATCGAAATCCTCCATGTGGGAGGAGTTAAGAAGACGGGTTCAAACCGCAAACTTAGGGGAGCAGAAATGCTCCCCTTTTTTATTATAAATAGAGTTATGAAGACATTCTCACAGTTCCTTGCCGAAGCTCCTCTCATGTCTAAGATTGGGAGAAAAGAAAAGTTCTCTCTCGAAACAGGCAAACATTTGCCTAAAGAGAAGGCAGGAACTAAGGTCGCAAGCATTGACAAAGATCATGCGCTGCATCACTACAAAGATGATGGGCAAGATATCTACGTTGCTCGTCATAAGAAGACTGGCGTAGTTCATTCTACTATTGCTGGTAAGCGAAACGCTAAGACTGGTACATATATAGTTCACACAGCAGACTCGACTGGGCAAGGACCAAAAGTTCATAAGGTCTATCGCAAGATTATGCAATCTGGTCACTCATCAACACTTGTTGGTAAGTCACATTCTCCGGGTGGTCAGAAGATTTGGCAGAACTTGTCGAAGGAACGTGGCGTGTCTGTTCATGGATGGCATCACGGCAAAGCACATAACATTGATACACGCGATTCAGAAGATACGCACGTTCCAGATACGGAAGCCCGATCGGGTGCTCTCAAGAACGATCCCGCTGGTAAGACACAGTATAAGATGAAGCTGATTGCTTCCCTACATAAGAGAAAGACTTCTAAGTAATGTCAGCCGAAGACAATCAACCAAACAACATCAACTTTCTTGGACAGAATGGTTTTCGCTTTACCGTTAAGCGTCTTCCTACAGTCAATTACTTTTGCCAGAGTGCAACGCTTCCTTCTGTGTCTGTAGGTGCTATCGAAAGCCCAACTCCGTTTGCTTTTGTACCACGTCCAGGAGATCGTATCACTTACGACCCTCTAGTTCTTACATTCAAGGTTGATGAGAATCTTGAGAACTACTTCGAGATCCAGCGTTGGATTGAAGGTCTTGGTCACCCAGACGAACTAAAGCAGACAGCTGATCTTTCTAAAGAGATTCGTTCGCAACAGATTGGCGGACAAGGCTCACGTGCTCTCGGATACTATACAACATTCGTTTCAGACGGCGTGCTGTCTATCCTTACCAGCAATAAGAATGTAAACAAGAACATCTTCTTTCAAGACTTGTTTCCAATTAGTTTGTCAGAACTTCAATTTGAGTCCACAAACATTAGTATTGAATACCTGCAGGCAACTGTAACTTTTAGGTATCGCAAATATAAATTGGATGTCTGACGATGTTGACAAATCCTATTATAATGGTAAAACGTTGATTTGTCAACACTAACTTTGTGATTGACAACTGGCTTCTTTTTGTGATACTATGTACATATGAAAATTGAAGAAATCTATGAAATGTGGGACAAAGACGCCAAGTATGATGATCTCAACTTGGACGCCGACTCTCTCAACATATCATCCCTACATGCCAAATACAATCGTCTCTTGTCAGAAACAAGGAGTCAACTACGTGCGTGTCACATTCAGCGAAAAAGTCGGGCTAATCTTCTGCGCGACTATTATCTTGGCAATCTTAACAATCCCGACGACCTTGAGCGAATTGATCGACCACCTTTTCTTCAAAAGGTTCTGAAGAACGAAGTGCAAGGCTATATCGATGCAGACAACGATCTTCTGAAGCTAGAAACTCGTATTGCCATGCTCGAAGAAAAAGTCGAGGTGATCGTCGAGATCATGAAATGTATCCACAAACGTGGCTATGATATCAAGTCCGCCATCGAGTGGAGAAAGTTTACGAATGGATTCTGATCTAAGGCTCGTCAAGGTAAATGAAGCGTGGATGCGTGTCGAAGGAGATATGGGCATCGCGCGCGAGCTTTCAGAACATTTGACATTTGACGTACCTGGAGCCAAGTTCTCTCCCAAATATAAGTCTCGCGTATGGGACGGCAAGATCCGTTTGATCAACTCACGCAATATGCAAGTCTATGCTGGTCTTGTTTCTGAGATACAAAAGTTCTGTGAAGAACATGACTATGGTTTAGACATTGATCCAGAATTGAATATGACTGAGGAGTTTTCACTTGCAGAAGCTAATGAATTCGCTAACACTCTCCAACTTCCATTTGTTCCTCACGATCATCAACTTAGGGCTTTCGCTCTTGCTGTTCGTCATAGCCGTGGTATACTCATTAGTCCTACTGCAAGTGGAAAGTCTCTTATCGCTTATTTTCTGACGAGGTATTATCTTGACCAGCTTGAAGGTCGTATCCTTATTCTTGTGCCAACTATCTCTCTTGTGCATCAGCTACGTTCTGATTATGCCGATTATGGTTTTGACGTGGATACTTTCGTTCACACCGTCTTTGGAGGACAGGATAAACAAACAAATAAACAAGTTGTCATCTCAACATGGCAATCGGTTTACGAACTTCCTAAGTCATATTTCGAATCGTTTGATGTAATCATTGGTGACGAAGCGCATCTGTTCAAAGCGCAGTCGCTTACTAAGATTATGACAAACATGACCGATACAAAGTATCGCTTCGGTATGACGGGAACGCTGGATGGTAGTCAAGTAAATGAGTTAGTGCTTACGGGTTTGTTTGGATCTACTCACAAGATCATTGATACAAAGGAACTTATCGATAGTGGAAAACTTGCTTCGATTCAAATCAAAGTTCTCATGCTTATGCATCCGCTTGAAGAATGTAAGAAGCTCTCTGGGAGTACATACCAAGACGAGGTTGAGCATATTATTTCGTTCGCTCCTCGTAATAAGTTTATTCGCAACCTTACCGTATCTCTTAAAGGTAACACTCTAGTTCTCTATGCTTATGTTGAGAAGCATGGTCAAGTTCTCTATGATCTCATCAAAGACAAAGCTGGTGAACGTAAAGTGTTCTTTGTGCATGGTGGAGTTGATGGTAGTGAACGCGAAGAGATTCGTCATATTGTCGAGAAAGAAAAGGATGCAATCATTGTTGCTTCTTACGGCACCTTCTCGACAGGCATAAATATCAAGAACCTACACAATGTTATCTTCGCAAGCCCAACCAAAAGCCGTATCAGAACTCTACAGTCTATCGGTCGTGGTCTAAGAACTGTTGAAGGTAAAGATGGTATGACACTATTCGATATTGCTGACAATCTTTCGACGAGCAAAGATAAAAAGAACTACACACTAAACCATCTTATTGAACGAGTCAAGATGTATAGTAGTGAGAGCTTCCCTTACGAACTGCATACTATCAAGCTCAGGAGTGATAATGGACCACAGCGAAGTATACTTTTTGAAGATGAATAACGGTGACGATCTTCTCGTTCAACTTGTGGGCGATGAAGATGATTGCTTGTGGGTTACACAGCCATATCGCGTTGAACTCCTGCCTTCTGTCGAAGCAATGACAGTCACAACTTCTATCATGCGTTGGATTCCATTTGAGAGTCTGATGGACGAGAAAGTGCGCATTAGCAAGACAAACATCTTGACATATCTAATGGTTGATGATATAGTAGCTAATAAGTATCTCACTACGATTAGCGAACAAGCAAGAGAGCAACGTATCAAAACTAGAGAACGTCAAAGAGATTTGCTCAAACATTATGCAGCTATAGCAAATACTTCAGGATCATTTCACTAATGAATAAAGTAATCAAACCAAAAGCGAAAAAGCATTACGTCAACAACAAAGACCTATATGCTGCGATGGTCGAGTATAAGAAGCTCGTCAATGAAGCCAAGGATACTGGTAAGCAAAACCCTCGTATCCCGCACTATATCGGCGAGTCGATTATGAAGATCGCTACCCACCTTGCTTATCGTCCCAACTTTGCCAACTACACGTTCCGCGAAGAGATGATCTCGGATGGTATCGAAAATTGCTTGCTCTATATCAACAACTTCGATCCAGCTAAGTCACAGAATCCTTTCGCATACTTTACGCAGATCATCTACTTCGCTTTCATTCGACGCATTCAGAAAGAGAAGAAGCATCTCTACACCAAGTATGCTGCTATCGAATACGCTAACATCATGGGTGAAACGTCTGAGTCGCAGGACGGTGATCGTAGCAATAACTACGACACAGATATCAAGTATGGTGAGTGGTCAAAGGAACAGATGGAAAAGTTCATGGGTGACTTCGAAGCAAGTAAAGGTATCAAGCGCGGAAGCAAGAAACTTGAGAAAGTTGAGAAGCCTGTAGAATGAAGATCGCAATCATTACTGATACGCACTGGGGTGTTCGTAATGACCATCAGGCGTTCCTTGACAATAACAAGAAGTTTCTAGATGACGTTTTCTTTCCGTTTATCGACGCTAATAGCATTGATACTGTTATCCATCTCGGTGATCTGGTTGATCGTCGTAAATACCTCAACATCAATACGGCTAAACGCCTGCGCGATGATTTTATTGGACCTCTACACGCAAGAGGCATCCGTGCCCATCTCACAATCGGAAACCACGACACATATTACAAGAATACGAATTCCGTCAACTCCATTCGAGAGTTTTACAAAGACGACTTCACAATCTACGAACAAGCAACAACTGTAGAGTTCGACGGCGTTCCAATTCTACTCATGCCATGGATATGCGATGACAATAGAGACTACGCACTCGAATCAATCAGAACAACAAACGCCCAAATCTGCATGGGGCACCTTGAGCTCTCAGGTTTTGAAATGTATCGAGGTAGTCCTCTATCACATGGGGATGACCCTAGCCTTTTTGGTCGGTTTGACTTGGTATGCAGCGGTCATTACCATAGGCGTTCTACTAGTGGGAACATTCATTACCTTGGTAGCCATGCTGAGTTTACTTGGAGCGATTACGACGACCCTAAAGGATTCCATATC